CGCACACGGTTTTTTATGGAAAGTTTTTGGAATTATCGAACGGTGGCAGGTACGCAATCATTATGAGCACGCTGGAAGGTAATTTGCCGAAGTTGGAACGAATGGTGAAGGAAGTGTTTCAAGGATAGCTGTCAGCTTTCAGCAGTCAGCTATCAGCAAAAGCGAAGAGCGATATAGGAAAAGTCATGCCAACATTACGTCAACGAATTTCTGCGTTTTTTAGCCCAGGCCCCACCCCTAGCCCCTCCCCAAATGGGAGAGCGCAATTTGGGGAGGGGAATGCTCCAGCGCCGGTGATACCGGAATCGGTGGCGAGCAAGTTCCAGGTGGAGAGGAACCGGAGCAGTGTCATCAAGGATTGCAGGAATATGTATGACGCTGATCCACGGGTGGAGAAGATGCACCGGGATTATGCACGGGACCTGTTGCGGAATGGTTTCATCATCAAGACGGAGGATGAGGCGGCAAAGACCGTGGCGGGCGATCTGCAAAAGCGTTTGAATATGAACCAGCGGTTGGAGGATTGGCTGAGATTGTCGATGCGGGATGGCGATTCGTTTTTGGAGGTGTCAGTCAATGAAGCGATGGAGATCTCGAAAGTCACACGCAAGCCTACTTTGCAGATGCACCGGAATTCCAATTCAGCGGATGAGTTCGATAACCCGGAGCGGGCGTTCTGGATGGGGAGCGAAATGTACATGGAGACGGAACCGCCGAAGGATGCACTCTGGTTTGCGACCTGGCAAATGATCCATGCCAGGTGGAACCATGATGAGGAGCAACGTTATGGACGCCCGATGATGAAGAGCGCCCGCAAGCATTTCAAATATGTGGAGGATGGCGAGTTGAATGTGGCAGTGCGGCGCAAGATCGGCGGGGCACAGTTACGTCAGCATGTGATCGAGGGCTCGGCATCCGATGTGGAAGCGTACAAGGAAAATAATAAGGCAACCCTGGGGAAGCTGGCGGCGGTCATTGATTTCTTTTCGAATAAGCCGTCGTCACTGACGGTCCATGAAGGGGATGGGAACATCGACAAGATCGGGGATGTGGAGCACAACATTGCGACGATGTTCACGGCGAGCGATGTGCCGATGGAGTTGATCGCTTATGGCGGCAATTTGAATCGGGATATTTTGGGGGAGAAGAAAGACCAGTATGAGGAGATATTGAATCAAGGACGGGAATGGACGACAGTTGAAATTATCCAGCCGTTATTGGAACGGCAATGGTTGTTGCAGGGCATCCTACCGGCGAGTGTGGATTACAAAATTATCTGGCGCAAGGCGAAGAGTATCACGCCGGCAGATCTGCGAGCCCTGGCGGATGCGGGGTCACGCTTGAAGGTGCTGGGTGTGAAGGATGAGATCATCCAGTTGTTGATGGCGGGTTTCCTGCGGGATGTGGATGTAGATATTTTGAATTCGGATGGGTTCAGTGCGGAGCAGTTTGCGAAGTCGTTGCAGGGAATTAGCATTTAGAGAGAAGAGACTAGAGAGTAGAGATTAGAGAATTGGAGAATTTGATGGGCGTGTTGTTCGAAGCAATTGAGTTGGATGAAGCGACCAAATCTGAGAAGTTGATTCAGAAGTTGGATTCTATTCCGTTGGGGCGGATGTATCAGGCTTCGTTCAAGGCGGTCGTTAGACTGCATGTGTTTTTCACGGGGCGGACGCATGAGTTGTTTTTGGAGTTTCGGGATAAGGCGCAGGCACTGATTCTAAAGAAGGGTGGAAAGGATCAGGTGCTTGATGGTTCGGCGGGGTTGGAGGTGCAGCGATCGCTGTTGAAGATGTGGGGGAAGATGTTCGAGGGGTGGCGCAAGGAATTTGAGCAGGCACGAGTGGAGGCGGCGTCGATTCCGTTTGGGGTGATGGCGGTGGCGCATGAGAGGTTAATCGTTGAGCAGGTTGGAAAGTTGGAAGGTTTGAAGGTTGAAGAGAAAAACGTGGAAAGTGGAAAGTGGAAAGTGGAAGAGGCGGTTGAAGATGGTGTTTTTTCTCCCCAACTGTCGGTTTTGTTGAATGCGGCTTCGGAGTGGTTGTATGGTGATTCGTTGAACCTTTCGGCACGGGTGTGGCAGATCGATAGGGAGGCGCAGGATGGGATCAATGCGATTTTGTTGAACGGGATCTCGAGCGGTGATTCGGCGTGGAATATTGCCCAGCGGTTGGAGCAATTTCTGGGTGCGAATGCGGATTGTCCACGATGGACTTCGACACGGTTGTATGGGCGGACGAAGAGCGAACTCGCTTCAGGGGATACGACTGGTTTATTGCGTGGTGATGCGTGCGACGGAAGCGGCGTTTCATACAACGCTTTGCGCCTGGCACGGACAGAGATCCAGAAGGCGTATGCGCTGGCGACTGATCGGGTGCTGGCGTCCCAGCCGTGGGTGGAGAAGGAACAAATCCACTTGAGTGCGGCACATGCAGGTACTGATATCTGTGATGAGACCGTGTGGGGCGGGGAAAAAGGGGAAGGGGTGTATGCGGTGGGGACGGTGGAGCTGCCATTGCATCCGAATTGCCTGTGTTATAAGACGGCGGTTTTGATGAGTGAGAAGGAGTTCACAGCTGGGTTGAAAGGCTGGTTGAACGGGAGCAAGCCGTGGGCTGAGATGGATGATTACGCAGAGCAGCTTTCAGCGGTTAGCGATCAGCCATTAGCTCAATCCATTTTGCCGAATGCGATTAATTTGGCGGTGTGGTTGTTTTCAGACAAGTTGAAGGTCTAAGGTCAAATGTCATTATCAGATGAAATCAAGGCGGCTTTGGAGGATGACGATGCGTTGATGACGCTTCTGACTGGGGGGATATTCAACGAGGTGGAGGAGGTCAGCAAGCAGAATACGGCAACGGCGTTCGATGCGAACGGTGAGATCAAGCCGTGTGCGTTGATCAAGCTGGGTGTGGAGACGAAGACGGGTCCACATGCGAGGAGTGTGCGGACACCGTTCCGAATCTATTTTTATCAACGACAGGGTTATGACGTGACCGGCCCTGCGAAGGAATTGGTCTTCGACATTTTGAACGATCAACAGATAGGAGAGCGAGTATGGAATATTGAATATGGCAGTGAGATCAATCAACAACGTGACCAGGCTTTGGATTGCGCACTGGAGTCACAAGTTTGGAATGCGATCCGCAACCGATAAATAAGGAGATAACAATGACTGCACCTAATGATCCGAATACTTTTGGTTTGAACGAAATCATCGTCGTGAGCCGGGATGGTCTCACGCAGGCGGCTTTGCCATCGGCACGGACGCTGGAATTCGAGGAGGAGGTTGTCACGGGCGATAGCACCGGCGATGACCAGATCTCGGCAATTGCCACGATCCCCGTGGGCATCAAGGGCAAGATCGAGAAGGGCGGCATCTCGCTGGAAGCCTATGCCGTCATGACCGGGCATAGCTTTGAGGCAACCGGTGACACACCCAACCAGGTGGGGACGTTCAATGCCGATTCAGATCGCTATCCATACTTTCAGGTCTTCGGCAGGTCGCTTGGTGATGAAGGCGATGATGTCCATATCTGGCTCAAGAAAGTCAAGTTGACCACCGGCTTGAAGGGTTCGTTCAAGTATGGCGAGTTCCTGACCTCTGAGATGGAGTTCCGTGGCATCAAGGTCGATGGCTCGGCTTTTGAAGTGGTTTCGAATGAGACTGCTGAAGAGATTCTCGTAGGCTCTTAGCGGTTAGCTGTTAGCACCTCACCCCCGGCCCCTCCCCTAAAGGGGAGGGGGGATTGGAAAATTATGAGCGAACAATTGAATAGACTGAAACAAGCGCAGGCGGCGAGACGTGAAACGCTGGCGCAATTCCGTGCGAACCAGATCAAGGAACTGCCCCTGCCCAGCGGGACGGTGGTCTTCGTGAAAGATGTGACGATGACCGATCTCATGCTGACCGGAAAATTGCCCGATAGTTTGCTGGATATTTCTCAAGAAGCTGCCAGTCAAGGTAAGGGTAATATCGATCTCAAGATGGTTTCAAAGGGCGGACCAGAGTTCAAAATCATGCTGGATGTGCTGACAAGGTTGTGCGTTGTGGAGCCACCGATTGCCGATGTAGGTGACGATGACCATTTGGGCATCGATGAACTTTCGAGCGACGATAAGATGGCGATCTTCAACTGGGCGAACCGGGAGGTGGAGCAACTCAAATCCTTTCGTGAAGGAGAAGCTGAACCTGTGGAGGCTCTACAATCTGGCGACCGGATACGGGCTAAGGCCAAGCGCACTGTTCACTCTGGAAACGGAGATCGGGCAGTGGAGCCTGGATGAAGCCTGCCTATCGACAGGCAGACGCATCGAGAATAATTTGAGCAAGGGCAAGGATATGTTTGATGGCTTCGGCGCTGCGAGCGGTAAACGATACCAGAGCGCAAAAGGCAGAGCGAAGAAGAAGGTCAAGATCAAGAAAGATGGAACCTGGTAAATGGCGATTCAATTAGGCAGCGCATACGGAAAAGTTGATCTCGATGTAAAGGGTTTGCTCAATGGCGTGAAGCAGAGCAAGGCCGGTATGATGACGCTTGCCGGTTTAGGGGAGCAAGTGGGAGCGGGGATGAAGCGAGCGGGTCAACTGATGACGG